GTACCCAGCGCGAGTGCCACCGGTGACGGTGTAGATCTTCAGCGTGCTGCCGGTGAACTTGAACTGGCTGCTAGCACCCGTGGTGTCCGCGTAGATGTACGTGCAGCCCGGACCGTAGTTGCTGCCTCCGAGGGTCCACGAACCGGTCTGCGTGATGACGCAGCCGACGCTTCGCCACGAGGTGAGGGCCTGAGTGTCCTCGGCTCCAGAGATGTACGTGCCAGAGCGGGAGGTGCTGTAGAAGCCGGAACCTCCGTTGCCAAACTTGGACTGGAGGGCCTGGCGCACGTTGCCGACCCACCCACCAGAGTGAAGGTTGCTCGCGTAGTAACCCTGAGACGCAGAGCCACCCACGACCACGATGCGGGCCTTGCCACCAGTGGCCGCGGCGTCTCGCTTCGGCTTCCAGAACTCGCCCCAACTCGGCGGCGCATAGACGCCCTTGGTCGCGAAAGCGGTCTTGGCAGTCAGCGCGTAAGCGGCTGTCGGGATACGGGCCTCGGAGTAGTTGTTCCCTGCCACGGTCGTGATGTTGTTGCCGAGCGTGATCCGCTCGTTGGTGCCATCGTCGTACACGCCGGCACTCGCCGCGTGAAGGTATGCGCCGTCGAGCTGCACGTCACGAGCACCAGAGATGCGCACGCCGTACTGAGGGCTCGTGTTTGCCGTGCCCCCGTCGTCAGTGCCGGGGTAGCAGGTGACACCGTTGACGACTACAGGAGCCCGGTTGAGCAGAGCCAGACCGGCGTAACCTCCGCCGCCAGGACCACCGTTACGGCCGTCCCTGCGGGTCATGAGGGCGTTGACGATGAAGGGCGCATTGCCCGTGGCGTCGATGCGGACACCATCCCAACCAGATCGGTCGGTCGAGCACGCGGAGAGAGTGGCCGAGCCAGAACCAGGCCAGTTGCCCCATGCTCCCGTGAGCCAGAACCCGTGACCGCCAGTCCACTCGGAGCGGCACGTATTCAGCGTCGAGTTAGCGCAGTTGATGAGCTTGAAGCCGGTCGCCCAGCAGCCGATTGCCTGGCAGTTGATCATGGTCAGGTCGGTGTTCCGCTCGAACGCGAAACCGTTTGCGTGGCAGTTGTCCACCATCACGCCCTCAAGGCGCCAGGAGTAGGGCCACTCACCACCCGCGTTGGAGCCGGTGATGATGCCGTTGTTCGGCAGCTTCCGGACACATACGTCCCGCATTACAACGTTCTGGACGTTGCCCTTGGCGTAGATGCCGTCAAGGCTTCCAGAGGCCACCTTCGAGCCGTCGAGCATGAGGTTAGAAATGCGCTGTTCACCGTTGATGGCCGGGTGAACTCCATCATTGTCGCCAATGATCTGGATCATGGAACCCGAGTTGAACGTCGGCGCAGCCTGGATGTAGCACGGGAAGTCGTCGTCCCTCATGCCAGGGCCGATCATGAGGTTGGAATGAGAACCAACCAGAGAGACACCCTTGGGGAGGTCGAGGGGTGCGGAGATCTTGAACACGCCCTTGGGGATGTAGACGACTCCGCCCACGCCTGCGTCGTTGATGGCTCGCTGAATGGCTGTGGTGTCGTCGGCCGTGCCATCGCCCTTGGCTCCGTACGGGTTGCTCTTGACGTTGATCCAGTCGAGCGCAGAAGGCACCTGGGCTGAGGATATGAGCCCCGAACCGTCGAGCGTGGCGAAGCCCAGAGGGGCGCCCATACGGGTCTCAATCTCCGCCACAGCGGCAGCCTGAGTCCCGTGAGGGTCAGGGGCAGTGAGGTGGGCGCTAAGGCGTTCTCCCACGTTGGTGGCCAAGATGGCGACACGCACGCCGGCCCCGAAGTCGAGCCACAGGCGCTCAGCGCCGTCGTCCGGTCCCTGGAACTCCGAGATCATGCCGTTCTCATCGGCCGTGAGGGAATCAATCGGGGCGCCGTTCGAGTCCAGAAGGTCAGTGACCTGATCTCCCTCGGACGAGCTGTACCAAACGGTTCCGACCACCCCCGGTACGCGGGCACCCGCGACATCCTCAGCGACATCAGAAGCAGTACCGCCAAACAAATTACGTGCCATCAGTTACCTCTCATTAGGCGAATGTGTTCGCTTCGATTACTCCCGAGATGCTGAAGGTGCTTCGGGCGGGGAACCCGCGAAGACCGTCAAGTCCCTCGCCCAACTTGGTGTTGTTGGGGTAGTGCAGGTATAGCGTCGTAGATCCTGGATTAGTCGTCGCGGTTACCGCGACCATGTTCGGCAGGTTGCCGCTCTTGTCGGGGTTCGACAGATAGCCGTGAAGGGTCTGGATTCCCGTGCGGTGAGCTGCCTGGGGGAGCGTGATGCCGACTCGCCAGTTGGAACCGGTGGCCATTGCGCCGAAGTCGTACCCATTCGCAATAGTGGCCTGGAACCAATACGAGTTGGGTCCGATCCAACGCCACTTTCCGGTACGCACGTCAACGCCATTGCTGGAGGTGTTCACCAGGCCAGGGGTATAGGTGCGGTACTTGCCGAGATCACGCGTCGGAAGAAAGGCGTCTCGGCCCGTGAAATACTCGGATTGCCCTCCGTTGGCGTTGTTGTCCATGTCATAGACGAAGGTGCCGGCCGGTTGCAGAGGGCCGGCATAGAGAATGTTCCACGGAACACCGACGGCTTCAGGCATGTCGAACGGCATGACGTTGGTCAGGCTGATAGCCCCGCTCTTGGCCGGTACGTTCACGATGTGAAGGGGCATCTCCCACTTCCAACCAGCCGCCTTGGTGAGACTGGGAGCCTTCGGGGTAGCCGCGGCCTGGCCCTGCACGACCTTCACGTTGACCTGGCCGGCTGACGAGAGGTCCGCACGGAGAACGATCAAGTCAATCCGCGGCAGTGAGCCGGTGTTAGCTGCGATCGTGACCGTCTGCGTAGCGGTGCTCTGGTAGTAGAAGCCCCCCACCAGGGCACGGCCCGGTGCGACGGACACCGAAGTGTTGGTGACAACAGCGGCGTAGAAGGGCAGTGACGATGAGGAGATGGACGACGACGTAAGTGGGTAGTCAACCTTGTCCTTACCGAACAGTTTCGCCATGACTTGCCACTGGCCGTGGTCCATCATCTGCGATCCGCCGTTAGCGCTATCAGTGGAAAATGGGTAACTGATCTCGTTTGCCATTACTTCCTCGCCTCTAGCTTGCGCAGCTTTTCGCGCATCTCGAATACCGTCTTGTAGATGTTGAGCGGGTTACCTGAGCCCTGCTCTCCGATGGTGGGGGTGATGGTTTCGGTCTGTCCGCCCTGATCCACGGTGATGGACACTTCACGCACGATGTCTTGGTACTCCGTGCCGTCCACGGAAATGGTCACTCGATCACCCACGAAGTAATCCCGGCCGAACTTGATCTGCTCGGTATCAATGGGATAGATCTGGAAGTTGCCGTTCTTCGCGCCGGTGGTCAAAGCCTCTGTGGCGGCATCTATAACGGCCTGCTGGGCCGTGGCGAACTGCTCGTCAGTCACGGACAGATCAGCCTTGATGGGTGCGCCCGTGGTCGGGTCTGCCTTGATGGGAAGGTCTCGCCGGTCGAGGAACTGCTCGATCTGCAAGCCCCACTCGGCTTCCGTCTCGGTGTCGATCTGCTGGTACAGGTACCGGCCCTTGCCGGTGCCCTGGCAGGCCACAATCACGCGAGTGACGGTCGGGGCAGTCAGGGACCACGTGAACTCTCGGAGGTTGCCGAGGTCCGTGCTGAAGCGGACCGACTTGGAGAGGTCCCTCGGAGTGAACAAGCTGAGGTTGATGACCTGCTTGTTCGGGTCCCATAGGAACCGGTAGCCCACGGTCGTCGTGTCGATCCACGATTCGAGCTTGGTCCCGATCACGTCCCACTGGAGATTGTCAGAGACCGTCTTGCCGAGGCTGGTGTCAGATCCGATGTTCACGCCGCTGATGCGGCGGTTGGTCTGAGCACCAGGACCAAGAGACTGGTTCAGCTCGGACCAGATCAGATGCCCACCCGGCCCCGAGACTTTCCGGCCGTCGTCGTTGGCCTGCCACTGCTGCGTGGCCCCCTTGGTGGGGTCGGGGAAGGCTAGCCGCGTGTACGGGAGCTTGTTGTCACACTTGCCCCCGAAGTACAGCGAACCGACCCCGGAGTGTTGATCGTTGGTCCAGTAGTGCTGAAAGCTCTCGATCTGCCCCGTGATCAGGGGGGTGCTCACGCCCTCCTGGTAGATGGCGACGCCGCCACCCTTCTGGAGAAGGTCAGCCTGAGGCGTGCCGGCCTTCACAAGGATCTGCCACGAGCCCTGTTGGCAGTATCGGACGACGAGATCCATAGAGATCCATGTGTCGATCACGCCTATTCGGTTCAGAGCAGCGTCGCGCACCTCCACCCGGTAACCCATGTGCACCTCATGTCAGTAAGTCGCGTATCGGGGAATCAATTTCATGTTCACGGTCGGCGTCCCGCTGCCTGCGACCAGCGTTGTGTTGACGGTCGAAGTGCCCGCGGGGAGGGACCAGAGAGACGGTCCCGGATTCATCAGAGGGAAATAATTGACGCCTCTGTCGTCCAGCACCGTCTTGTATCCCGGCCGGGTGTCGATGGTGAGTGTCCGACCGGTCTGGAGCGCGTCAGCTCCACCGGCCTGAGCCGGTATGCCGAACTTGGTGCCGTCAGGGCCGGTCAGCTCGAAGCTCTTCAGCGGCCCTGTGAGGGTCCAGACGGGCCAAGCCTCGATGTCACCGGGGTTGGTGATCCTGAGCGTGTCGGTGGCCGCCGTGCCGGCGCCCAGCTTGACGGGGAAGAACGGATTCTTCAGGAACTGCTGAGACGAGCCGAAGGACCAGTTGGCAGCAACTTCGAGATCTCCGTAGAACCACGGGTCTGGTGCCACGAGCTGTATGCCGTAGGTGATCCACTTGAATCCAGCGGCATCCGCGGACTCATTTCCTTCCATGCCCCCGGCGTAGTAGCACTGGAGTCGACGGGGCACGCCGTCTTGCTCGATGAAGGTCAACAGGCAGTAACCACCCTTGGGGTTAAGGGTGTTGGCTAGCTTCCTCTTGAACTGCCTGAGCGTCTTCCGGTCGATGCCGTAGACGAACATGGGCAAGAGGATCTGCCGGGCTGAGGCCCTGGTCCCTCGGTACATGGAGCCGTCGAGGTTGGGCGAGTCATCGGTGTGCAGCTCGAACGGGGGTAGGTCGAGACCTGACACCCCCGGCTGAAGCACGATGGTCGGCCATGCGCCGTTCTCGATGCCGGTCAGGGGGATCTCCTCCCCCTGACCATTGGCACCTCTGATCGACACGTATGTGCGCTGCCAATCCTCTGGTACCGGGACAGCTGGCTTTTGATAAGCAACTACCGGGACCTTTGGCCTTACGGGAATCGGCATATGACACTCCTTGTCGATTACATGTTGGCCATCACCTCTGCGTACTGCATCGCTCGGAGGACGGACTGAGTGGTGTTCTCAGACTTCGCTTCATGAATATGGATCTCGTAGCGAGGCCCCATCATGTTGGCCGTTTCCTTGTCGTTGTAGACACGCTCTCCGCCCTTGAAATTGATCAGCTCAGGGCCCTTCTCGCCAACGAGAGCGACACCACGGGCAGCGGACCGGGTACCGGTCGCATAGCCCTTGATTTTGCTCACCCTGGTAGAGGTCGTGGTCTTACCTCCCACGGTCCGCTTAGTGACCGTGGTGGTAGTTCCCTTAGCCGGGTCAGTCGTGGTCGTGGTGACCGTCGTGACCTTCCGCCCTTGAGAGTCCGTCGAATAGGTCGTGGTCGTCCTAGTCGTCTTCTTCTGGGTATTGCCTCCGCCCTTAATTGCCTGACCGTTGCCAGTCAGCCAAGTAAGGAGAGATGCCAGGCCAGAATCAACGGGCGTCTTCGAGCTGATCTTGAGCTTCTTCTTCAAGGTCTTCACGATGGTGTCGGCCAGGCCCTCAATCTTCTTGATCAAGGACTTGTCCTGCTTGGTCAGGCCGTCGACAAGCGACTGAGCAGCCTTCTTGCCTGCGGCGTAGTACGAGCCGGCCACCGTCTTCCCGAGGGAATCAGAAGCCGTTCCGATAGCCGCATAGGTGTTGTTGAACTCCTTGACCTGAGAGTCAGTGGCGTTCAGCAACTCCTTGGCCATGTTGCCGCCCTGTTCGGGACCGGCATCGGAGATCTCGGCAATGATCTCCTTGGAGAAGCCTCGCTTGGTCAGAGCGCTGATGTTGCTCTGGAATGCCTTGATGGTTGCAAGACGTTCCTTGAGGCTGGAGATTGCCGAAGACGTAGACACTCCATCGGAGTTGAACACGTCCGTAAGGGACCTCAAACCCTTGGCCTTGTCCGCGATGGACGTAGCCATTTCTGACTCGTCCTTCTTCACGGCAGCCAACTTGTCGTTAGCGGCCTTGAGCTTCGGAGCCAGATCAGCCCGATCCTTCACGATCTTCTGGAGAGACTTGTTTTCCTTGTCCAACCACTTGTTCAGCGAATTCGCAGTGCCCTTGCCAATGCGGCCCGAAGAGAACGCCTTAGAGATGATCTCGTAGAGCTTCTTCACCGCGGAGTTGAGAGAGGACACGCCCTTCTCGGCGTCCGCAGCAATACCCGTCGTCCGCTTGGTTCCTGAGGCGTAACCCCGCAGAGTCTTGGTGCCGGCCACCAAGCTGTCCTGGTGGTTCAGGACGGTTTCCCCGCCCTTGAAGTTGACCAACTCCGGACCCTCTTCACCGACCCATGCCCAACCGGCTTCAGCACCCTCTGTACCAGTGGCATAGCCCTTGATACCGCCGAGCGCCTTACGCCAGCCCGAACCGTAACGGTGGACCGCGTAATTGAGGCCCGCATAGATGCTGGCCATTGGGTCAGTAATTCCACGAGACTTGTACGGACCGGCATACGCCGCGAACGTTCCAGGAATCGTCTGCATGAGGCCCTGGGACGGATAACCCGCCTTAGCGTTGCTGTCCCAAAGGTTGATGGCCTTCGGATTACCTCCGGACTCAACCTGAATACGGTGCAGCACTAGCCCAAGATCAGACATGGGAAGCCCGAGCTGAGCAAGGGCCATCTTCACCTGAGGCGTCCACCGCTCCACCTTGCCGCCAACACCAGGGGTGCTGAATTGGCTCTGAAGGAGCTTTTCAATATTGGCGCCACCCTTGGAGGACAGGTGATCTCCACTGAAGTCGAAGAGACCTTCCAGGTTCGGAAGCGAATCCTTCGCCGTGGAGTAGATATCCCCGATGACCTGGCTCGCATAGTCCTTCGGGCTCTGCCAGATCTCTCGGAGTCCCTTGACGGTGCTGATAACGCCGTCGTACTGGGCCCGCACCATTTCCTGAACACCGTTGACCGTATCGGAGATAGCTCCCATCGGGTCGGTGATCAGTTCCTTTCCGCCGTTCCACAGACCCTTGATAGAGTCCCAGGCACCACCGAAAAGGTTGTCTACGAGGCCGGTCAGAGTCTTGACCGAGAACAGGTCGTTAACGTAACGATTGCCTCGATCAAGAATGTTGCCGTGACCCTTCCAG